TAACTCACTGGAAAAAGGTTTAATATGGTACAAGAAATTATAAATGTAGTGAAACGAGGACAACGAGGAAAAGAACCTTTAAACATTGAAAAGATACACGATATGGTAGAGTATGCCGTAGAAGATATATCAGGTGTGTCATCATCACAAGTTGAAATGCAAAGTGGCTTACAATTTTATGATGGTATGTCAACAGATGAAATTCAACAAATCCTTGTTAAGTCAGCTGCAGATTTAATTTCTTTAGAAAATCCTAACTATCAATATGTTGCTGCTAGATTATTACTTTACAGTTTAAGAAAACAAGTTATAGATAAACTTTGGGATCACCCACACATATACGATCACACTAAAAAATGTATAGAGAAAGGTGTTTATGATTCTTCTATTATGGAATTGTATGAGAAAAAAGATTTTGATAGAATGGAAGGTTGGGTTAATCACAATAGAGATTATGATTTTACCTATGCAGGATTAAGACAAGTTATTGACAAGTATCTAGTACAAGACAGATCAAGTGGTGATGTTTTTGAAACACCACAATTTATGTATATGATGATTTCTGCTACACTATTTGCTAAGTATCCTAAAAACAAAAGAATGTCATATGTTAAAAAATACTATGACGCAATATCACAATTTAAAATAAACATTCCAACACCAGTAATGGCAGGTGTAAGAACACCTATTAAACAATATGCAAGTTGTGTATTAGTTGATGTTGATGATACTTTACCAAGTATCTTTTCAAGTGATATGGCAATTGGTAGATATGTTGCTCAAAGGGCAGGTATCGGTATCAATGCAGGTAGAATAAGAGGTATCAATAGTAGAATTAGAGGTGGCGAAGTACAACACACAGGTGTTATTCCGTTTCTTAAAAAGTTTGAATCAACTGTTAAATGTTGTACACAAAACGGTGTAAGAGGTGGTAGTGCAACTGTACACTTTCCTATATGGCACCAAGAGATAGAAGACATCATTGTTTTAAAGAACAACAAAGGTACCGAAGATAATAGAGTTAGAAAATTAGATTACTCTATACAGATCAGTAAACTATTTTATGAAAGATTTATTAACGAAGAAGACATAACTTTGTTTTCACCACACGAAGTACCTGAATTGTACGAGGCGTGGGGTACACCAGAATTTGATGAACTATATCAAAAGGCAGAAAGAAAAGTATCAGTATCTAAAAAGAAAGTATCAGCACAAACACTCTTTGGTAATATTCTAAAAGAAAGAGCAGAAACAGGTCGTATCTATATTATGAATATTGACCATTGTAATACTCACTCTAGTTTTAAAGATAGAATTTTAATGTCAAACTTATGCCAAGAAATTACTTTACCTACTGAACCTTTACAACACATAGACCAAGAAGGTGAAATTGCATTATGTATTTTATCTGCTATCAATGTAGGACTAATTGACAAAAGAGATGAATTAGAACCATTGTGTGATTTAGCAGTTAGGGCGTTAGATGAAATTATAGATCATCAAAAGTATCCTATAAACGCTGCTGAAATATCTACAAAGGCAAGAAGAAGTTTAGGTATAGGTTATATCGGACTTGCACACTATCTTGCTAAAAAAGGATACAGATACGATCAGAAACTTGCGTGGAGACAAGTTGATAAATTAACAGAAGCATTCCAGTATTATCTATTGAAGTCAAGTAAAGAACTTGCACAAGAAAAAGGCAAGTGTGAATACTTTAATAGAACAAAATATTCCGATGGTATTCTTCCCATAGACACTTACAAGAAAGAGGTAGACGAGGTTGTAACCAGAAATCTGACCTACGATTGGGAGTGGTTAAGGAAAGAAATTAAAACATATGGGCTACGACATAGCACACTCACAGCCCAAATGCCATCAGAATCCTCTAGTGTGGTATCTAATGCAACAAACGGCATAGAACCACCTAGAGATTATTTAAGTGTTAAGAAAAGTAAAAAAGGTCCTTTAAAACAAATAGTACCTGATTATAAAAGATTGAAAAATAATTATAGTTTATTATGGGATATGAAAGGGAATGAAGGATATATAAATATCGTTGCAGTAATGCAAAAGTATTTTGACCAGGCAATCTCTGGTAATTGGTCATACAATCCTGAAGATTATGAAGACAATCAAGTACCTGTATCAGTAATGGCACAAGACTTATTGACAACATATAGATTGGGTTGGAAGACTTCTTATTATCAAAATACATATGACGCCAAGAAAGATATTGACGAACCAGTACACGGCATTGGTTGGATAGATGAAACAAAACAACCAGAACCAAAAGAAGAAGACGAGAATTGTGACTCGTGTACAATATAAATGAAATCAGTATTTAACAAAGATAAGAATTTAGACGCAACAAAACAATCAATGTTTTTTGGACCCGATCTAGCAGTACAAAGATATGATACTATGAAGTATCCTGTCTTTGATAAACTAACTCAACAACAACTAGGATATTTCTGGAGACCTGAAGAAGTGTCTTTACAAAAAGACAGAAACGATTACCTAGAATTAAGAGAAGAACAAAAATTTATATTTACATCTAACTTAAAGTATCAAACTATGTTAGATAGTGTACAAGGTAGAGGACCTTGTCTTGCATTTTTACCTTTTGTATCTTTACCAGAATTAGAAAGTGCTATTATTACTTGGGACTTTATGGAAACAATTCATAGTAGAAGTTATACATATATAATTAAAAACTTATACTCACAACCTAATGAAGTATTTGATACAATTATAAAAGATGATAAGATAGAGAAAAGAGCGGCTTCAGTAACTAAAACTTATGATGATTTAATTGAAATGGGATATAAATGGACAATAGATAAGAAAGTTGATCTATACGAACTAAAGAAAAGATTATATCTTGCTATGGTATCAGTAAACATACTAGAGGGTTTAAGATTCTATGTATCATTTGCTTGTTCGTTTGCATTTGGTGAACTAAAGAAACTAGAAGGTTCTGCTAAGATCATATCATTTATTGCTAGAGATGAAAGTCAACACCTTGCAATGTCGCAAAGAATAATTAATAACTGGAGAGATTTTGAAAACGATAAAGACTTTACAAAAATTATAAAAGAAACTGAAAAAGAAGTTTATAAAATGTATGATGACGCAGTAGACCAAGAGAAGCGTTGGGCAACTTACTTGTTCTCTAAAGGTTCTATGATAGGTCTATCAGAAAAACTATTACACAAATTTGTAGAATATACAGCAAATAGAAGAATGAGAGCAATACAATTAAAACCTGCTTATGAAACTAAAACAAATCCATTACCTTGGACAGATCATTGGTTGAATAGTAAAGGTACTCAAAATGCACCACAAGAAACAGAAATAGAAAGTTATGTTATTGGTGGTATTAAACAAGATGTAACCAAAGATCAATTTAAGAAATTTAAATTATAATGATAAAATCAGAAAAAAATTGTACCAATTGTCAAACTAAATATAGTGTTACCTGGGATGAAGACAAAACAGATATGACACCTTTTACTTGTCCGTTTTGTGGATTTGAAGTAGAGAATGAAGAAGAAACTGAAACATATATTCCAGATGAAGCTGAACACGATAGTTGGAATTGATTATAGTTTAACAAGTCCTGCTATTTGTGTAGGATTTAAAAAGTATTACTTCTTAACAAACAAGAAGAAATATATAGGTAAGATAAGTGAAGATATTATAGGATATGAACATAGAGAATGGACAGACCCAATTGAGAGATTTAGAAATATATCAGACTTTGCGATTGATATTATTAAACCTTTATCTAATCCCAAAGTTTATATTGAAGGCTATTCTTACGGATCAAAAGGTCAAGCACTATTTCAAATTGCCGAAAATACTGGCATACTTAAATACAGATTACAAGAAGAAAAGATACCTTACGACATTGTTGTACCAAGTGTTGTTAAGAAAGGTGCAACTGGCAAAGGAAATGCCGATAAAGATATGATGTACGAATTTTATATAAAAGAAACTAAAATTGATTTGAAGAAACTATTTGACACTATGAAGACAGGTAATCCTGTTTCAGATATTGTAGATAGTTATTATATAGCAAAGGTTGGTAATGAAAATAGCAATAGTAACAAGTCTTAATAGAAAACTATACGAGTATTACGCTCATAGATTTTACGATACATATAATTGGCCGTTTGATTGTTATGTTTACCACGAGGGTTGGATACCTGAAATCAATCCTGATAGAAATATATTCCATAGAGATATACACGACACAAATCCTACCTTAAAAGACTTCATAAAAAGAAACGAAACAAGAAACGAATTTAGTACAATCAAAGGTACAGATAATAGTAAAATAGTTTATGGTTTAGACTTTCTTAAAGACGCAATTAGATTTAGTTATAAAGTATTTGCAAAGACACACTTAATGTTAGAGGGTAATTATGATTATGTATTTTGGGTTGACGCAGATGTTATGTTTAAGAAAACAATTACTAAAGAAATAATATTAAAAGATATACTACCACAAGACAATACAATCTGTTACCTAGATAGACCTGCCCCACCTTACTATCCTGAATGTGGATTTGTAGGTTATAATCTAACTAATAAACATACACAAAGATTTGTAAAAGAATTAAGAAACTCATACGAACAAGATTTACTTTTCAAAGAAAAACAATGGCACGATTCATATGTTTGGAATGAAGTAAGAAAAAGAACTTTGAATGGTCAACCACAAATTGACTTGACAGGTAGAAGAAAAGATGGTCACGTGTGGCCAGAATCAAAAATCGCACCATACACGGCACACTTAAAAGGTAAAATAAAAAAAGATGCTGGTGTTGATGAACGAGATAAACAAGTTAACGGAGATTATTATGACTAAAATGTATTTAGACACAGGCGATACATATACAGACGAGAATGGTGCTACATATAGCACAAGTGAAGAAGTAGATAATACAACTACACACGAACACGATAAAACTTATGAGAATGAATCTACTAGAGATTTGAGTCCTATGGTTTCAATATCACTAAAAGAATATGATAGGTTAAAAGAGAAACAACACTATATTACTGATAAGAGTATTATTGATATTATAGATAACATAGAAAGACTTACAAGAGCATTGAGAAAACACATTGTAAGAACAGATATATAATACTATGTACGATTATGATACACACTCAAAACCTAAAATGACTAAAGAAGAATCTGATAAGATGATGAAGAAGTTTTTAGAAAAAGGTGGTAAGGTAGAAAAGTGTCAACCAGGGTATCCTATCAACATAGGGTCAATGGACAAAAGTGGTAAACCATCTTGGACTAGACAAGAAGTAAGAGAAGGTAAAGCAAAAGGTAATGCACCTATGCCAGATTTGAGTACATATAAACCAGGGTCGTACCACGATCACCCACCTAGTGGAAACAATCCACCTCGTTGGGAGTATCAACCTAAAAACAAAATGGCAGGTAAATAATGATAGATTATATTTCAAATAACGGCATATCACAACATTGGAATTTCTTTCCACAAGAAAAGTATCAAAAAATAGAAAGAGATTTAAAATCTTTAGACTATAAGGCAAGTCATCAACCAGCAACAAATACTTATGGTAATAGATTACAAGCGTTTCCTTGTTACGAGAGTTATTACTTTGATGAAAATGATTATATGAAAAGTAGATTAGAAGATTTATTAAAAACAAAAATTACTGAATTTAAATCTCTTGCTAGAAAAATAGTATTAGATGAAATAAGAGTATCACCACAAAATTTTGGTAAGTATGGTTTAGTACATAAAGATACTACCTATAAAGCCGGAGTACCTAATGGTGGTTCAGCAGGTAATCCTCAAGGTCAACAATTAGTAGATAGACCTATGGTAGCAGGAATGATGTATTTTGACCAGGCATATAATGGTGGAACAGCATTTTTCTTTAATCAAATGGAAAAAGTGCCAGACATTTATATAAGTGCAGTACCTAATAGATTAGTTTTATATAGTGGTGGCATATATCACGCACCTTGTTTTGATTACACATTTAAAGAAAGATTAACATTATCTTTATTTTTTAAAACTGAAGGAATGAAGTGATAAGAGTCTTTGTAGGATATGATGACAATGAAAAGGTAGCATTTAGTACACTATCTCATAGTTTACTTAAACACGCAACACAACCTATTGCTATTACACCTATAAGATTACAAAATATTAAAGATGTATTTGTTAGAGAAAGATTACCAATACAATCAACTGAATTTGCATTTAGTAGATTTTTAGTACCTTATCTATGCAACTATTCAGGACACGCAATCTTTATGGATTGTGATATGTTATCTCGCTCAGACATATCAGAATTATGGAGACAAAGAACTACGAAGTATGCTGTTCAATGTGTACAACACGATTACACACCAACAAGTACAGTTAAGTTTTTAAATCAACCTCAAACACCATATTCTAAAAAGAATTGGTCAAGTATGATGTTATTTAATAATGCAAAATGCACAACATTAACACCTGATTATGTTAATAGTGCAACAGGATTAGAACTTCATCAATACAAATGGTTAGAGAATGAAGAACTGATAGGTAAGATAGACGAAGAATGGAACTGGTTAGTAGGAGAGTATGAACACAATCCTAATGCTAAACTAGTACACTACACACAAGGTGGACCATACTTTAAGAAATATAAAAACTGTGATTACGCCGAAGAATGGTTTGACACATTTAAAGAAACAACAAGGACGGATATGTAATGGATAATTTATACGAAATATATTTAGAACAAGCAAAGTTAATGCACAAAAACCCAAAATACTGGAAAGGGCATATGATACTAAAATATATGCCACAAATAGAAGAAATAATAAAAGAACATAAAGTAGATACTATACTA